ATGATTACGATAAAGACATACTTCCGGAAACACCAAAAAGAGAGTACCACAGGCTTTATTTGGGTTTCTTTCTACGTTCAACGTCAGAAGGTGAACTTCTCCACCAAGGTTACAGTTGACGAAAAGAACTGGAACGACAAGAAGAAACGCGTTTCCAGCTCTGACAAGATGGCTAATGACAAGAATCTTATTATCGACAATATCCTGGCACGAATTAACAATGTCTTTGTGAAATACCGTCTGAAGGATAAACGGCTCACCCGTGATGCCTTTCTCCGTGCCTATCATCGTCCAGACGATTACGACACCTTCTTCGATTATATTACCGCAAAACAAAGGAAACTACGTATGGAACTGGGTACATACCAAACACACTTGAGTGCTATCAGCAAGCTACGTCAATATTCTCCCCTGCTCCATTTCGATGATATCGACGGACAGTTCCTGGATCTCTATTTCTCGCACCTCAAGAAGGAATGCGAGAACAATGACAATACGGCTTACAAGAACATGGCCATTCTGAAAAAGTACATCCGTCTGGCCTATAAAGATGGTTACATCGACGAGAACCCCTTCGATGATTGGAAAATCCGGAAGGTGAAAACCAATTGTGTATATTTGGTCGAAGAAGAACTAAACCTTCTGATAGATCTATATAAATCCGGAGAACTGGAATACCCGCTGCACCGGACTTTAGAATTCTTCCTATTCCTGTGCTTCAGCAGTCTGCACATCGGCGATGCCAAGCATCTCAAGCTGGAGCAGTTCAGCCCTACCACCTTTACCTACTATCGCATCAAACTCCGCAACTCGAAGCCGGAACCGATTGTCGTGCCTATCTCCCACCCCCTCCAGATGCTGATGACGAATATCGTCGGTACCCGGAAGAAAGGCCCAGTTTTCGAAAAGCTACTGCCTGACCAAACTATGAACCGCTACCTCAAGGAGATTGCAGCTATAGCCGGCATCGATAAAGCCCTTACTCATAAAGTTGGTAGACATACCTTTGCCACGCTTTATCTTCGCAAGACTAAGGATATCGCTGCACTGAAGGAAATCCTCGGCCATTCAGACATATCCGAAACACTTATTTATGCACATGTTTTAGAAGAAAGTAAATTAGAGGGGATCAGATGCTTCGATGGATTCATTTTGTAGAATTATATGCTAAGTTCTCTGGGAACTTACGATTTTACGGACTATTCTAATATATTATATAAAACAACCCAAACCAATGAAATAGTAAACAAACTAGAGCAAGATTATAAAGAGACACATAGGAATGTTGAAGAGGAGGGGTTTCATATCATTGATAAAAACGGTCATGTTGTCGTTTCTTACGGACCGAACGGATTGGATTTTGCTTCTATATCAAGACATGCGTTAAAGATAATAACCGACAACATTGGTACAATTGGATTGACAAATGTGTATGAAGAAGGGTTTTATGTAGTTGACAGTAATGGATATATTGGTGTATCAATTAATCAAACTGGACTTCACTCAATAAACATGTTGGAATTTTAATTTATAAACTATGGGTAAAGCATTAATAATACCAGATGTTGACTGGTCAAACAACAACATAGGGCAAGTGACTTTTGTAACAGATAACCTAATTATAACTGGGCCTTCTGAAATAAACGGCAATTCTGTTTATAAAGCCTATTATGGAGGTGAATCAATTGTTGTTACTTGGGAATTAAGTGATTATAGTGTGGCATCACTGTCTAATACTTCTGGTTCTAATGTAACTATTACTCCTATTGTTGATAGCGGGGTGGTAACGCTTTCGGCTATTTATGGAGATGAAATAGTTTCTTTGACTATTCTTATATCTAAAGAGTCTTTTATAACTCAAGATTCTATCGACCCGGCAAATATGCTTTATCAATGGGGCGACGGTGCTAAAACAAAGTACAGGGGTATATTCTATCTATCTGTAGCAGAGGCAGAATCTTGGACTCTTAACCTAAATGTTAAAGCGGGCTCTACAATTAAAGTTGGAGTACAATATCACGATCGTGAGTTTGCAAAGCCATTAGACCAGATAACAGTAGGGAATAATATTCTAGTATCATGGGATAGTGGATGGATTCTACCGGGTTCTAGCGTAACGGCTACGCAGGATAATAATAAAAGCAATACTATTGGTACTGCCAACTCTACGAATAAACCTACGGCAATAGCTTTAGTGTTTACAGTGATTAGTGACGAAACCACTTTACCGACTTATGAAATGTTTATTGAAAATGTAACATTTAAACTCGAGTTAAAATGATTAAGAATTTGAAGGACGCTTATGGTAATGAAGCATACCCTAAAACAACGTTTGACAGCATTAAAGATGATTATGGCATCAATTTAAAGGACATCGTAAGAACGCCTTTTATCAAAGGTATTAATCATAGAGGATATGTTGATGCTCCTGAAAACACATTGCCTGCCTATATTCTTTCGTGGAAAAAAGGATTTAGGTACGTAGAATGTGATGTATCGTTTACTTATGATAATATAGCCGTCCTATTGCATGATAATACTATAGATAGGACTTCCAACGGTACGGGAAACATCACGTCATTAACCTATGAGCAATTATTACAATATGATTTTGGTTCGTGGAAATCATCTGCGTATATAGGGACAAAGATACCTACATTATATGAATTTCTTATTCTTTGTAGAAATTTGGGTATACACCCATATATAGAGATTAAGGCTTCAGCTAACTATACGGATGAGCAACTACACTCCATTGTAGATATGGTAGCTTGTTGCGGACTTAAGGGTAATATAACATACATATCGTTCAGTTTACCTTTTTTACAGAGTATTAGAGACTATGATAAGACTGCAAGATTAGGTTATCTTGTTTCAAGCATAAACACCAATGTAATTGAAAGCACAAAAGGACTATCAACTGGTTATAATGATGTTTTTTTAGATTCAAGCAAATATGGCAGTCCTGAAATAGAATTATGCAAGAACGGAGGTATACCGTTAGAAGCATGGACTATCAATTCCAAATCAACCATTAAGTCTTTAGATGATTACATCAGTGGGGTTACTTCAGATAGTTGCAATATGGAAAACATTAGGGGAATGTATGCTTATTTTGATTAATACTTATGATTCGGGGAATTATTCTTAAATCTTTCCCCGAATTGTACCAAGTTGCTAAAAGGATTAAGAATCATAGATAAAAATTTGATCTTTGAGAGCATTAATAAAATAAAAACGATAAAACATGATATTATAAAAACAACCACGAAATGTGATTCTCCATTTAAAAAGTATCTAATTGCTTTAATCACATATGTATGATAAGCATAGATAAAAAGTGTAATAGCACCATATTTTGACAAATTGTTTAATTTGGGAATACAATTAACCACACATACACTTGTCATGAATGAAACAAGCAACATTAAAGCTTTTGATAGAATTTGAATAGGTATATTATTATTATTTAAATCATATAAAGTCGTACCATAAAAGACTTTGCCGATATTAGTACCATTAACATATAACAATATAAATGCAATAGATAATATTGTAAGAGCTACATTTATGCCAATAGCTCTCGCTTTTTCATACCACCCGGTATGCTTGCATATATATCCAAGTATAAAAAATGGCATGAAATAAAATGTTCTTTGGAATGACAGTCCATTTTGAATTGGTATGAAGCCAACTAGTAGAGCCATCAATATTGTAATGGCAATTGCCAAGAATTTGTTAGAAATAATATATTTGTTTAATACCCCAATAAGCAATCTCCAGAATGATAACGAAACCAGGTACCATAAAGTCCACTTTGGTATAAGCATAGATAATAGCGTTATGCCGTTATCTAGGAAAGAAGAGAATAATTGTAAAACAATGAACACTTCTAAGATCTTCAATGAGCTGGAATACGCTTTTGAAGCATTTGTAAAGTATCCGGAAATAAATACAAACAAAGGCATATGGAATGTATATATAAACGAATACATTGCATTGGTAATTTTTGATTCGTCACCCAAATATTCCATAGAATGTCCAAAAACAACAAGGAATATTAAGATGAATTTCAAACTATCAAAATGTATATTTCTACTAAAGGCTATCATTGGAAAATATTTTTAGCAAAAATAACGATAAATTTATACATCTCAAATTACGAGTGATAAACCTTTAAAAACTTAATTTATAAATGTTCCCGTTTTGATCGGTCATAATTATATTACTTTTATAAAAAGCGAATGCCTCTGGTTCAAAATTACCTATCGACTCGAACGGAGCATGTGATACAGTGATACCCGAAATATAATCAATTACATGCATTCCGCACTTTGAAATTGTATTCCCATATGACAAATATAATTTCCCTAACCTTGCAAATGCTCCTTGTTCTGCATATATGAAAGGAATTTTTCTTGCATTAGAAAACTCAGTTAAAGTGACATCTCCATCAGTCAAAGAAGGCAGAACACAGCTTGTAATAACCGATAGATTGTTATTTGAATCGCTCCAACTATTTTTTGTGTATCCAAATATAACTATCATGTTATTTTCTCTGTCAATTGCAATGTTAGGTATATACCATGCAAAATCAAAACTTATAGTCTGTACCAATTCAATAGACCAACTCCCTTCTGCTCCAGTGATTCTGTAACCATACACCTTCTTCTCGTTCATTGAAGATATGTATAAAATAGGAAACGGATCACTGCTATTATAAAATTCATTGCCAAAACCTCCACTACCAGCATGGTTATTGGAATTAGCGGTCAAGTTAAGTATTTGCACATTCTTCCCGGTTTTCAAGTTATAAACCACAATTGTAGCTAATGTGTTATGAAATTGAAATAAATAGTCACCGAATATAGCTCCACCTTGTCTTGAGGAAGTTCCACTTGATAGTGTGCCAATAATTTCTGAGTCAAATGAATTGTCATCTAAAATTACTTTTTCTCCTTGATAATAATGTGACCCTATACCTGATATTGTTTTCTCAAGACTCTCAATCTTACCGACAAGACCGTGGTCTGCTACAATTATGCCTTCAAATTCTATTGTAACATATTGTTTTATCTCATCCAACGTAGGTACTCCTGTACCTCCGTTTATATAAGTAAATGGAATACCTATGAACTTAGCTTTGCCTGTTGTATCTGTTTTTTCGTTGATCGATGTCGTTATTCCAACTGTTTTCCATCCACTATCATATAATGTATTGCCATAAGCTGCTGTTTCTTTAAGAGTTAAAGCCGACTTAACTATAGAATCGGAAGATATTGATAGTTTAATACTAAAAGTATCGTATCCAGATATTGGTATATTAATATATCCTCTCCCCCCTCCATTTGTAGTTGATAGGTAATCTTCTGTTGTAATGTCATTTTGTGTAAAAACATCTATTACAGCATCTGATAATCCTCCGTATAAAATTGAATTAATCTCTTTATTATAAATATCTTGTTCTTGATTAATAACAGATTGATCTTTTCCTTTTTTATCATCATAAACCATTGATGATGGTATCGAATCGGCTGAAGATATATTAGCTTCCACTAAATTGAAGGAACTATTTGTATTTTTGCTCGGAATATTTATCAGATTACAAAATCTAATAAATGAAGCTCCATTTACCTCTAAAATACCAGTATAAACATAAGCGAAAGAAGAAGGCGTAGCTCCTTCATATAATTCTCTTGCCTTATATCTCTTTAACAACGTTTTATCGCTTTTATAAAATTCTATTACAGTATCATAGGATTCGCTAGATGAAATCCAAAGTGCTGTAACTATTTTAATGGCTTTTAAATCAGAAATATCTGTATAATTGATCAATTCGTAATCCGCATTTGCTCTAACACCCTCTCCTGTATTAATACTAAAGCCTGTTGTAATGTCAAGTTCTAAACTTCTTTGTTTTTGCACTGCACTATTAACTGCCTTACCGATCTTTTCAACTTCTATCGATAAGGCTTCCATTTTTTGCGGCAACGATGCTAATCCTGTTACGGCAGTATTAGACAGTTCACAATCCCACGTTGATATATATCCAGCACCATCTACTGTTGTTAAAATTAGAAAAGCTGCATCAGATGGGACCTCCAATGTTGTTAGGGTATTTTGAGTAATAATTGTTCTAGATGTAGCTCCTCCCGCAAATGGTATTTTGCTATTAGCTGTTGACGAACCAGTATAGGCTGATGTCACAAAAGCTACATAAGAATTTGCACTTGTATTATCGCTAGTAAATATTATTGATACGTAATTAGAACTACCTACAGGTACCGCTTTATGTTTTCCTTTTATACCATCCATAAACCATGTGCTACCCCCTAATGAACAGTTCTTTTCCTCCAAGCTGCTCACATCTACAACTATGGTGTCTGAATTTTCTTCAAATAAGGTGCTATTTATTGTATCAACATCTTTTTCTATATTTAGAATACTTTGTTCTGTTTTTGTTAACCTTTGAGATATACCAGTACCATCTGAGACTCCTTCAATAAACCCTATAACTTTAACTTCTATGTTATTTTTAAATTCTTCTAATGTTGGTTTACCTGTGTTTGTTGATGAATAAGTTGTAACAATTCTTATAAAGGATGCAATTGGTGATGTACTCTTGTCAACTTCCGCACTAGAACCTGCTGTTACCCATCCTGAATCATACTTAAATGAACTCCAAGCTGTAATATCTACTGCAAGTTGAAGCCCTGCTTTTATAGGAGAGTTCTCTTTTACAAATAAATTAACTGTATAATTTTTATATCCGGAAACATCGATATAAAATAAACCGCGCTCATACTGAGGTTTTGCGGACATATTGTTTGTACTAATATAATTTATGTCGTTTGCATCATTTTGTGTAAAGACATCTGTTCGTGAAGTTGTTGAACCATTTAATTGATCGTTCAATTGTTTACCCATTTCTGCCGATAAAGCTTTTGTGGTGCCTCCCTCAATCAAATTATTAACTACATCAACTTCCTTTTCCTCTACTGTAACAACTCGTTTCTCTAAATTTTGAATATCCAACTCTAATTCAGACACTTTAGATTCAGCATCTTCAACTTTAATCAACAAATTCGAGTAATTTGTAAAGTCATAAGTTCCCAGAGAACTAAGCGCATTCCAACCCGCAGAGAAACCATTAGGTACAGCATCAGAAGTATAATAGGCATAAACCGTAACAGCCTTAAGATTACCTGCTACCGCCCATGCAGCTTCTGCTGGATTTGGCAAAACTGACGATGATGTAAAATATCCTAAGAAATTGGCCCCTGAAATAGTTGTGACATGTTGATATTTCAACAATTCAGCCAAGATCTTTAAAAAATTCTGATTAAGGGCGGCCGCAATTTCTGACCAAGCACCTTTATTATTAATATTGTTCAGTTCCATACTTCATTAATTTATTCCGGCAAAAATTTTTGTTCCCATAAAATAGCCAATCCGTCCGTTATTCTGATATACCCAGGTCCTACCTCAGTTTGTCGAAATTTTCCATCTGCAAATTCTTTGTTTGAAACAACTCCATACTGAGCTAAATAAGTACTCTCTTTACCATCCGCAGAATATAAAGTAACGTATGGCATTCTATCAAGACCTAAATCATGCATATTTATTGTAAGTAGCTCTGCCCCATCACTGTCAAACATAGAAATCGATGGACATCCATTGCCTGAATCGGGACCAATCTTTATACGATATCCTCCATGCTCAATGTCTATTGTTCCTCTAAACAATCCCCCTAAAGCATATATATAACCTCTTAAAAAGAGATCACCTCCATGAGTGGTGACGAAATTAGCCAGCTCTTCCCATTCATCATCAGTCGGAGGATTCTTTTTGTCATACTTCAGCTTCATCACCGTCCGGATGGCTTGTTCAAATGAACCACCCGCCCAAATCGCAACATCATCATCACTGTTATAGATACCGCTGATACCGGCATTGACCTTCTGCATTACGCCATCTTTATAATTGCCCAGTTGGATCATCGATGACAGAATCAATCCACCAAGAATATCTACCGAACCATTTTTGATAGCATCCACTAAGTACGTCAATGATTGGAATTCCGCCATAGACTTGTCGTTGTCAAGAATGGACGGCTTCCAATCCGTTGCTATGGAGCCACGTTCTAGTTGAATTTCACAAATTTCTGCGGTACCGCTGACAAGGAATATACCACTACCACCAAACACAAACTTGTGGGTATATCTTTTATAATCGGCTGTGAGACTCTGAGCCACGTTATAATTACCGCAACTGATAGCCAGATTCGTACCTCTTGCTTTAAATGATATGACATAATATTCACCTTCAATCAATGAAACGGTTTGTGACAAACTGCCAATCGAAGCACTATATCCAGAAGCTGAAGACGTTTCACTATTAACAGCTGCTATACCCGTCCAAAATTTCAAGGCCTTGCTGTACAATTCAGAATCCGACTCAAGTGATGAATTGGAATCCAGTTCTTCAGCTGCATAACTACCGGTAAATCCTGTATTACGTAATAGGTTGACAGAACCTACAGTGGCATTGGCAATCGCTTCTTGCGCTTTAGCCGCAGCATCTGCAGCAGCTTGTATATCTTCAGGCAGACCCTCCAGGTTCTTCCAACCAGTAGACCCTTTTTCTATATGGAACGAGCCTTTAATGTCAACACCCTTTTCCTGGGTATATTCGATGTAGGTACTGCGCTCCTTGTCACCAACATAAGTGTCCCCATATATCCGAACTTTGGCATGTCCGGTTGTACGATCATACTCGAATGCCATCACTTCTTTACCGACCAACGTAAAATCATTGATACCTTGATAGAAGATAATGCTTGGAGCTGTTTCAGCTACAGAAGAAATGATTATGGCAGATTGGCGCACTATGTCATCGCGATGACCCAAACCAACAATATCATCACCGGCAGCGGGTATGTCTGAATCGGCAGCACAGGTGGTTATTGACAGATCTATGTAATCAGCACCTATACCAACTACCTCACGCCAATAGAAACGATTGCCGACATGATGAGAGACCCCAACCTTAACATTGCATTCTTGGCAGATTGCCAATTGTCCGACAACAAATTCATTTCCGATTTCAATACCCTCTTCTTCAGCCTTCATGTAACAGCGATAAGCTGATTCCAATGTCTCAACACGAATACACCTCATGCCTGCAGGAGCGACAATTTGTTCACCACCCACAAAAGTCTTTTTCTTAACCTCAAGTGCATCAAAATAAGCCTTTATCCTGACATACAGACGGTCAACCACGGCTTGTGATGTGCCATCTTGAAGTACTGTAATGCCACTACCATTCTCACCGACAAGGAATCCTTTGAGGAAAGTAATTAATTCTTTTGCTGTGTCTGCTTGGTCTTTGCGGAGGTATTTCTCATTCATATAATCCGTTGTAACCATATGACCAAGTAAAGCATTGAATGCATCCACCACCTTTTGCCAGTTTCTGTCAAGTTTCAATCGAACATCCTTACCGGTATCTTGCTGGCCGTTCCATGGAACGATACTTTCAAAGTCAAGGTTCAGATTTATCTTGTTTTCTTCTGTTTCTTCTGCCATATCAGTTCAGTTCAAGCATTATACCATTAAATTCGAGCAGCAAGGGCTGCCAGCATGTCTTTTCTTCCAATGTATCCATATCAATGAAGTTCAACAGATAGTCATTGTATCTGGTACGGTCCTTCCGGTTGCCGGCACGAAGTTTGGCATGTTCCACAGTCACTATTCCATGGCTTCTGTTCTTGTCCATCGAATAGCTCATGAAGCTGAAGGAAAAAGTTTGTCCTTTGTCCGTCAACACCTTCATCTGTTTTATCGCTTCAAATACATTCATGACACGAAGATAAGGGTAGTCCTGTTTTCAAAAAAGGACAAAAAACCGCCTACCCTCACGGGCAGACGGGAAAACGATAGAGTTACAAAATCATCTCCTTATCTTTAGATACAGAAGAAATGCCAATACCAGAAAAAGAAATATCCTGTGGTACTTCGGTGCGGGTTCTTCTTTAGACTCTGATTCTTTGGAAACCTGCACATCCGTATTATTTTCTTTAGTTTGCATCATGACATGATGGACTGAACTGTCCCGTTCCTTTTCATGCCTATGTGACATTTGGATCCGTTTCTCCAGATACGTGTCCGTCACTTTCCCGGCAGAATCAAATATCGGCCGGTATTGAAGCACTTCCATAGTCCAGCTTTTGTTCCGGCGTTCCAATAAACGGCGGAAAGCAAAGCTGTCCATCTCCTCTTTACAAGCAGATAGTGCAATACTATCAACCTGCTCACTCTTCTCCATGGAACGCTTGCTCTTGCACGACTGCATGCATATTCCCATGATCATTACCGCGGAGAACATCAGGCAACAGCCCAATATAAGATAAATACTTCTCATAACCAACCTAAGACTAATTTTGCACGATTCAGAAATTCAATACGTTGGGTCAATCCATTACGGCCACCGTTCACTTTCTGTGTTACCCTTACGATGTCATCATGGTCAGCCCATACATTAATGTTGCGGACATCCCAATACCATCCGGCGACCATAACGGCCAATTGTGGATTTTCAACCAGCTCAGGGTATGTGAGAATATCTATATCTTCGTCATAATTCAGTACCAACCAATCCTGGAATCGCTGGTAATTCTCTCTCCCTGTCAACTGGATGAGTCCCCTGCCCTTGAATTTTACTCCATCTCCTGGAAAGACATTGCCCAAACTCTCACGGCCTTCGTAAGCTTCGCCTGAAGCCAACTCACGTACATATCTGAGTGAACCGCTTTCCACAGCCAATTGTGCCAGAAAATGACATTGTCTTATGGCTGTATCAATACCAAACCGCAGGATCGTTTCATTCAGGTATGGAAGATAGGTGCGGATGTTATCTGCCGTTGCATGTGGCATAATGCTTTTAAGCTGTTCCGCTGTTATCGGACTGATTCTTTTGTCCATGGTACTTGTTTATTTTATAATGGTAATCTACACCGAACAGGCAGCCAGAGAAGGTACTGATTTCTCCGAAAGCTACCAGTACGGAATTATGAATCTCGCCAATTGGAGACACCCAAAACCCCATCATGATGAGTACAAGACCTGCCAAGGCCAGTACTACGGCGGTTGCCAATTGGATGTTCATTTTTCGTTCTCTAGTCATATGCACAATGTTTTGATGCAAATATCGTTCTGACAAGTTACATATAAAAGGACACCTATCTGCTCACATTTGCCTCCAACCGGTCGAGTTTTTTCAACCCGTCACGAATGGTACGTACATCTAGCGGGATGCCCAGATTAGCCATTTTCGAGGTGTTCTCATTGCCCGTCTGCAGCAGGACGATAATACGGTTAAGCAACTGAACCACCTGTCCGTCATTGACCGAAGCCACGGAAGAAACCGAAGCTGGAGTACTCTGACCGGAATATCCACCCGAATAGCGCCCGGCACGGGTACGGATGCGTTCCAGTATCTGAGTCGTATCTAGCCAACGGATGCTGCCGTCTTTCTGCGCCAAGTCGAATACGTCGAGGAATCGCTTCACATGCGGATTAGCCACCGCTACATGATTGGCAACAAACTCATTCTTATGCACGGGTATCATACCCGCTACATCATTCGGATCACCATGTGATGTATAACCTTCTACATAATCTGATGAATAACCACCGCTTTTCAGACCCTTTGCTTCGTCACGTTGTTGCTTGGCCACGGCTATCTGCGCCGCACCGGCTACGATGGCAGCTGCAGCGGCAGCAGCACCCAAGGCAGGACCAACAACCGGAATACCTGCCATCGCTTTGTAGGCTTCCATCGCTGTGATGGCAGTGGTTGCAGTCACTTGCAGCACAGCAGCGGCAAACTGCTTGTCGGCATACTTCTTCTTGATAGCATTGATTTCAGCTTCCTTCTGTTCCTCCAGCTTGGTCGTATCCTTGCCTGCAGCCTTGGCAGCAGCTATCTGTTTATCATATCGGCTTTCTACCTTTTGAATTTCACCATCCATCAAGGCAGAGAACAATTGGCTGAAACTACCCGCCAAGTCTGCTACTACCTGCATAGATGCCTTCTGTATTTCGGCACGTCGCTCGGACTTTTCTCGAGTAATCTCAAGCATCTTGTCCTGGTATTCTTCTTCCGATATCAAGTCTGCATCGCGCTGTGCCTGGAGGATGGCTTCGCGACCTTCTAGGGAGGCTTTGAATTTCTCTATCAAGTAGTTATCCTCTTCTACTTCATCCTCTACTTCAATATCCATTGGTTTTACAACGGCTTTTTTCTGAAGCTCTGCATATTTACGATCTGCTTCTGCAAGCATCTTGTCCATCACTTGTACTTGCAGGTCAGATGCATCCTTACCGTATTTCTCGTTAAGAGACTGACGCTTGAAGAGAGAATCCAGTTCAAGTTGGTACATTTCTTGTTGGTATTGTTCTTCAGTAGAGATACCTTGCAGATGAAACCATTTGATTTGTGTCAGTTTCTCATTTTGAGAACGCTCCAACTGCTTCAGTTCTGCTTGATATTGCTTCTCCAATTCCTTATCGTCAGGTTCAATGGTTGGAGTACCGGAAGTTACGCCGCTACCTGATGGTAACTGATTGACTAACTGAATCAACTTCTTCTTTTCTTCAAGCAGTGCATTAAGTTCTACAACCTTGTCGTGTGCTTCATGATCAAGCCCACGAATCAATGCACGCTTCGCTCGGTCATCAATATCGGTACGCGACAGGATGATGGCTTTCTGTTCCTCATAGTATTTACGGAAAAGAGCCGTTTCTTTGGCAAGCTTGTCTTCTATGATACGGATTTCCGCTTCTGCATCCTGTTTCAAGTCTTGCTTCTGCCGATCATTCAGCGTATCGAGGTTCTTTGCCCTCAAGTCAATGTCTCCCATACGATTCAAACGGGATTCCGCTTCGGACAATTCCGCATTCATTCCTTTCAGTGATTGCGTATTTTTATCGGTGGAATCGCGGAAAATCGTAAAATAACCCACAGCAGCCGTTACTCCGGATATCAACAATCCCCATGGTGAAAGCTTGGTAGCCTTACTGAATAAGTTAGTAGCCAATGTTGCCAATTTGGTGATACCTTCGTAGGCTTTGGTAGCCATAGTTGCACCTTTCACCAACAAGGTATAAGTAGCGATAGCAGTACCGGCAGTAAGGATAGCACCCTTGTATTCAAACAGCACACTTACTATGGCACTCAGACCTTTCACTGTCAAGCTACCTGTACTCACCATATACTTCATCACTGGAAGAAGCTGCTCTCCCAATTCACGACGAATGTCCGCAAAACGTTCCTTGGCTTTGTCAAGCTCAGCTTGTACGGTATTGTTCTTCACATTGAATTCGTTCACAATCGAAGTTCCTTCAGCAAAAGCTTCGCTCGCTTGCCGTTGCTCCTTTCGCACCTTGGCCACATTGCCCGCCAATGTTGAAATCACTCCAGCTGCTTCCGCACCACTCAGTTTCATCTCCTTCAGCACAGGAGCCATCTTGTTCATGCCTCCAAGGTTACCCAAGGATTCCAGGAAGGAAAGAATAGCAGCATTCACATCCTTTTCCATCAAGTCGGAAAACTCCTTCACATCCATACCTGCTAGCTTGGCGTACTTCGCCGGTTCTTGATAGATTTTCATGATAAGTCCCGACAATGCGGTAGATGCCATTTCGGAACGGAGCATATTTTGGTCGAGTGCCGAAGCGAAACCCATCACATCGGTAATGGCAAGGTTCGCCTGCTTGGCCACACCGCCCATGCGTGCCGTGAACTCTACCAAGTAGGGTTCGCTCGCGCTGGAGTTCTGAGCCACGGAGTTCACCGCACTACCGATGGCAAGCATGTTTTCCTTCATGCTCTTCGATGAATCACCGAACATGTCAGAAAGCTTGCCGATATTCTTGATAGCATCTTCGCCCAAGTCTTCACCAAGCGCCACATTGATCATGTCGGCCGCTTCCACGAATTCCAATACATCCTCCTTGGCTTGGATGCCCAAGCGTCCGGCTGTACCTGCCAACTCGTTAAGTTCCGTGCGTGGTGTACGGGTATCCATCTTCTTGAGCTCCTCGTTCAGTGCCTTCACTTCATCCTTGGCCATACCGGTGTATTTGGTCACTTGGCTTTCGGCTTCCTCCATCTCGGCAAACTCATTCACGCAACCACGTACCGTCAAGGCCATACCCGTCAGTGTAGCCACGGCACTGGCACCGATGGCGGCATAGCGATTGAATCCGTCGGCCAACTTGCCCAATGAAATCCCTGTACCTTGAGCTGATGCACGAACTTCCTTGAGCCGGGCATCGGCTATCTTCAAGTCAGCTTGCAATTGCTTCCATTTTTCAGTACCGGGCACGGTATTGTTCAGTTCCCTCCGAAGTTTGGCCGCATTCTGTCGGAGTTCATTGTAGGTATATCCGGTTTTGCCCGCTTCTTCACGCAAGGTACGGGCTTTCTTGTTTAGAAGGTCAAGGGTGGCACTCATCTGTTTGTACTCATCCGTACCATCCTTTCCTTCCTTTCTCATCCTGGACATTTCCTCCTTGAGCTTGGAAATCTCATTCTTTGTTTCCTGTAACTTACGTGCTGCATCCGCATTGTCTATGCGGAGCGCTATTCTGAAATCACTTGTACTTACACCCATTATTCAAACTATCTTTTTGACAAAAGTAGCTGCTGCTTATACCTTACAAAAGGACATAAAAAAAGCTCCGCCGACTCTCACGAGTAAGCAGAGCACAAGAAAAATTCAAAATATAGAAGAACATAAAGATTCAGATATCAAGCCATCTCCCGTCATCCAGCCACACACCTCCATCACGCCATTTGCCGTCTGCCAGAATCCAACGTTTGTATGCTTCTGTATCTGCTATATGGATAGGATAACAAGTCAAGCTCCACCTTTTCTGTTTCTCTCCTTGGGCGATGGTAAAATTCATTTCCCGGCACACAAACCGCTTGTTGCGTATCACGAAAATCAGATGTGCATCCGGAAGATTCGGATCCGAAGTGTAGAACTTGTAGCTCTTTGTGGTATCAATGTAGTATACACCACTGTAGAGTTCAGCATCCAGTACTGGAAGCCGCAAAGAGTATTGACTATCCACCAAGCTTCGCGGTTCAAACTCCAATCCTTCAATCAATAACTGAAACTGGCTGTCACTCATCGCCAACGGGTATCCAATGGGAAGATTAGGACCAAGTACATTCTGTGTTCCTTGAAGTCCATGCCAGAAAGCCAAATACAAACGGCCACTACCCATTTCTTTACTATCCGTATGTCCCGACTCTACCAATTCTGAAATATTCATATCAGAAGTATCTTCCGTTTCATTGGAGGTATCGCAATCGTCAATGGCAGGTATCAACCAAATATAATCGGCTACCTTGTCACGACCATCATAACAAGAAACAGCATAATAAACTTGGGCACAAGGAATAAATTTCAGCAATACTTCCTCTCCGCCCCTGTCCAGATTGGCATATTGGTTCACTTCACGAAGCGGATACATCCCATCTTGGAAGAGAGGCAACTGATACGGACGATACACATATTGTCTATCTGTACTCGTATCGATGCAGATGGTTCGGTTGGGGGTATTCGCTTTGAAATAAATCCCAGCGTTGAGCAAGCTCGGTTGTTCCACCTTTTCACATAGGTTCACAAGGCTCTCGCTCATCTTGGCAAAACGGAAATACTCCGAATCCGGCAAGTCATAGCCTACATTGGCGTTTGTCATTAGCATGGCATTGTCTTCATCCACTTCCACCTCGTAGTCATCTTCCACCGCACTTAGATGCACTTCTTCAGCTGCAATATAGAATTGGTTGGCAAACACAATATCCACCGTCCGGTCTCGGTTGTTTACCACCAATACCAAATTGAACATCCGTTCCAGATTCTCAAAAAAATCCTTTACGCTCCACCCAGGCAGCATTTTAGAAAATTGGAAAGTGTTTATGTCATGTACCACTATCAATTGACTATACCGGCTCTCTTCCAACTGGTTTACACCGATTGTATAACCCAAAGCTATCAGGATACGCCGAACCAATGCACACAAGTAAGGAAGGATCCTTCGGTTGGATGTGTTCTTGACTCTATCCAACGAATAAGTCGTATTGTTTCGTAATATATATCGTCCGTTTCTTATTCCATTTGGGGTACTGAACGGAGCTGATACATAATCAGAATCCGGATAACGACAAGCTATGGACGATTCAAAACCAGTGAAACGTTCATCTTCTGTAATACCGTAATCCATATCCAGGAATGAAACTTGCAAGTCTGCTCCTATCAAGTAGTTCAGTTCGCTGTTGCCCGAAGCCAACTGGATGGAAACGGAGTCATCTGTCCAGTCGGTGATGATTTCGGTACCGTTGATATAGCAGCGGTTGTCGGCCATCAGCACCGCCTGACGTTTCTCCTTGATTTCACTCACGTTGTTCAACCGATGCAGATGGGCATAGAGTGCCGCATTGGTTGGATTGTTCAAGGGAATCTTGAAGTCGTAGGTATATTCCCCGTTCTTGGTGAAGAACGAATTCTCTATCTTGATTTCTGTGGAAAAATCCGCTGGCAGAACCACAGCCGTACCATCTATATATAAACTAACCATAAGTCACATCCGTTATTTTTACTCCCATCGAAAGCCCGTTGAAGCCCCCGAATATCTGATATTCCCATTCGATCTTGTCATTCAAGTCAATTTCTACTCCTATGCAGTTGTGAGTAGCCGATTCACGGATGGCTTTTCGAAGCAGGCGCATGATATCCTGCAGCGTTCCATAGTGCAGCATTTCGCCATCATCCGTCTGACTGCCCGGATTGGCTTTCTCCACCACGAAGAAAAACAAGGATTGGACATCGGTCGCATTGTCATCGGTACCGCTACCCACTACATCCGGATAGTTCACACAGAGACATACCCCTTTCTTGTCCTTTATCTTTTTAACGATGTGCCCTTCATCCACTCCCATTACAAGGTGTTCTATCAGTACTACATGTGTATTCACCTCGTTCATCAGTTCGAAGCACCATTCTCTGAATCTCGAAATCGGTATCATATCAGTCCGTTTTGGTCGGGATCCGCAAAGCGGAAGGAGAATTCAACTGCCTTCAGCCTGTCCTTGCGGAACTCGCGTTCATAATTCTGTTTACTTACAATAATCGGGTACCACTCTCCGTCTATCAGAATCTCCGCTTCACGGGTATTCAGGAAGTCGTGCCAATACTTGTACTCGCTGCCGAGGAAAATCACGCCGCTATTTGCTGTATATTCATCATTGGCCCGTACATCAAACTTCCGCTCGACCCCATATAAGTAACCTGTTGAAGCCTTTTCCGCACCTTTGAGTTTCACATCACCCACACAGCTCACCGTTTCGGGCGCATCATACACGTTGCGGTACCGGAACTGGAACACTTCGGCATAGTGATTATGGTCCACCACATAGCAGAACTCGACAGTACCGGCCTTAATGATATACTCACCCACCGGAGTAAAGCCCAACAGAGTCGTTACTCTGTCCACGCTCACGTTGAAGGTAGTCACGTCCGACACCGTACCCATGGGAACAGTCAGCAAACCACCATACTCATCTACACCGCTCACCGTTACATTCACTCCGGCTGCATTCACCGTAAGCCATTCCGTCACTCCTGGACGGGTTATCTTGATGTTGCCATTCGTCAGGAACACCGGATTTGTCACGCCCTTCAGATAACGGCACGAAAACAACACATCGCTGGAGCATTGAAACCCTCCGTTGATGTAAAAGTTGAATGTACCCTTCATATGGTCTTGTTCATAATCATCCGAGGTTGGCCAAAGTCCCCATAAGGCTTGTGCTAAGAACTTGCCCAACTTGTGTGTACGCACCTGCCAGTTGGCATCCGGCACATAGTCCTCGCTCAATATCGTTTGGCTTCCATACTTTACACTGAAGTTTATGGTAGAATCGGTATCGATGATGAAGTCGGTCATATTCATGGCTACTTCATTGGCCGATGGTTGTTGCAGTATCGTCATAATAAGCAGAATTTGTTGTGTCTGTCATTCTCGGGCAGCAGACTGATGTCACCCGTGTTCCCGTCTCTCAAGTCCTTCATCTGGACTATCCAGTCCTTGGCATCCTGCTCTAGCCAGGAAGCTAGTCGTTTCACATCATCAAGTGAAGCGGGAAGGGATTCGCGCATCCCGTTTTCACTCATGTAGCTTCGTACTACACCGCCCGGAATCAGTTGTAACGGCATTCTGAGCAGGGCAAGTGACATGCTGAGCAAAGCGGTCGCTTTACATGCTGCAAAACGTACTTCGTTCTCAGGTGTAGACCGGTCAGCCAACAGTTCCGCCCATTTCTCCGTGCCGTATGCCGGACGGATATAGCGCATCTGCACCTCACGGATGAATCCTACCATCAGCAAGTACATCCGCTCGCTCGACTGGATGGGAAAGTACTTGTCGAACTCGCGACCGCTACGGATAAGCAGCGTGTCGGCCAATTTCTTCTGCTCGCTCTCCATCCATTCCTTCAGCTCAGTCTTGTTGAGATAATCTATCAACTGTTCTACAGCCTGATAATATTCCTCCATATGGATGGCATCGTCTCGGTCCAGCTGCCACTCCCAGGGTATCTTGTCGGTACCGTCACTGGTCACTACCACCTTGCGCCCACTGTCTTCGTGTGAAACGTCGTTCTTGCGGTACATCTGCAAGGTTGCCATGATAGCAATAGGACGCTGCACAAGCTCGATGAACTTCGGCACATCGGCAATCTGTCCTTCACCGGTACCGGATTCCTCATTTTTCTGATACGCATCTATGGCACGTACATATACGTCATCACCTATGACTTTGGTGAGGTAATAGGAAGCAGACTTGATGTCACTTTTTATCTTATTAAAGTCATTGTTGGCATAATAGTTGCCAGTCAGATCACGCAATTCTTGCGCCCCATTGTTATTTTTGTTGAATATCATTTCTTCATCTCCTTTCTCAAGGCTTCTGCCTTGTTATGGTCATCCAATAGTTTCATCAATACCCGTAGCAAAGGTGCATCATCAGTATCCTTTGCAGACCCGAACACACCACTTTCGGCTACGGAAAACAGGATGCTGTTCAGTCCCAACGACTGATCTGTCACATCCTCACTCTTCGAACGGCTGAAAACGGGTGCAAAACACACCTCGTGTCCGTCGATGATGAACGTCCCTTCCGTAAGGAACCTGCAGAAGCTGCTGAACCAAGCATACACTCCCCACTTCAGGAAGTCCGGCATCTTATGGATGCGGTTGCAGTACAGCTGTATCAGATTGGCATTGAAAGGTTCACGGTATTGCCCCAACTTGCTGTTGCCGGCATTGCGGTAAAGCACACCGCATAGGGCGGTCAGCATATCCGGACGATGCTCCTGCGTATAGTTGTTGCAATAAGCCAGTGCATGGCGGAACTCTCCGAAAGTCAAGTCCGCACCATGGGATTTGGGTCCACGGTACCTTCTCCATTTCGGCAAGAGTTGTTCTGTTGAATCAAAGGTCAGTTCGATAACACCGTTTTCATGTACTTTCCACATCCAATCCAAGGATTTGGCGGCATTCTCCAGTACCGCCAACGGTTCGACTGCACGGAATCCCTCACGCCATCCACGGCCTCTCAGTACAAAATATGCCCATGAGCGTTTCACATCCATCAGACTGATGCGGTTATCACTCTCCAGTCTGCCACGGAGTTTCAATAGATGACACCACTCCGAAGGTGTCAGTTCCTCCCAACAATCGGGGAAAATGATTTCTTTCTTTTCCATGGCTATACTTGGTTAGTGGCACGTTCTCCGGCCGTTACATTGTCCTCTTTGTTGATGACTTTTCGGTAAAGCCCCATAAAAATGCCCTTCTTGTGAGGGAAATTGATGCGGATAGCGTCATTGATAGCCTCCAAGGCGATATCTTCGGGAATCTGCGTATCGGCACCATAGAACAGTTTCAGCGCATAAAGCATCTGGCTACCGCTGTCCCCCTTGCCGTCGATGATGATGTTGGCCAATGCCGGATTCAGTCCGAGTCCCGAAGTGGTCGAAGAATCCGCTATGCGTGATATCTTGGTCAGTGCATCGATGTACTTGTCAATGTTCATTTCGATAGGCTCTATCTTCCAACTTTGTTCATGGCCGTCCACATCAATGAAATCCACACACATGAAGAACTTGCCGGCATTGTTCTTGCCCGCCATCACTTCGGCTATCTGTTGGGCGAGCGTCTGTTTCACATCATCCAGTTTCCGTAGAATCTGTGCTTCGTTCAGATCCGGCTGTTTGTCTTCTATTAACCGGCGTTTCTCCTCCCAATAGCCTTGCGGTACATGCACGATGTAGGCAGCTGCTATCATGTTGTTGTTCAGATAAGCGATGATTTCGGGCAAGGTATTGGCATCTGCCATCCATGGAACGGAGCCATAGAAGGAAGAGAGAGAATAGAAATTGCGTCCGAAACTACGCATGGAATGGTACTTCATGGCCACTTCATGTTTCGAGGGATGCCATTTGTCGAACACCGGGAAGAGTTTGTAGGTTGGATTCGTGTAGGCATCGAAGTCACCTACCATGATATCGGTCACATCATCCACCCTGCGTGAGTCGTTCCTTGGCCAGACAAGCCGGCAATCAGCCGAAGGAACACACTCCAGCGAGTGAATCCAAGGCTTGCCCACACGGACGGACTTGCCTGAAACATATTTCACGAAGCAGCCCTTCAGGTGGTTATATTCCATCAGCATTTGGCGGATAAAGCCCCGATAGTCCCAGCTGTCCAACCAGTTCTGTATTTCATCATCCTGCATCCAGTTCTGCACCCGTTCGTTCTCTTGCACTTCCAGCGTATAGAGCATTGGCCCTTGTCCATATATCAATCCAAGTTTTCGGTCAAGGATGCCCGGTGCCAAGTTGTTTTTCTCCAGTATCCGGCGCATGTTCTTAGGCAGGTTGTTGTCCGCTCCCCATGGAACGACACGCACTCCGGCCACCGTTATAGGATCCATATCCCAACTGGTGGCATCGAAGCTCAGAAACCGCTCGAAGGTATCATTCAGACTGCCCTCCATCCGCACGGCGTATGTGCCCACCTCGGTAGGCACAAAATGAAAGTCTCCAATTCTTTTTGTCTCACTCATAACTATCTGTTGATGTATATCCGGGACGCGTTCAAGTACAAGTCCCCACAATAATTCTTCACTATCTCACCCAGGGAATCAATGTGCATCCGGATGACGGAGTTGAACCAGTCCTTCGGCTTGCGAAGATCATCACGGTTGGTCTTCTTGGTGATGATGCGGGTACCACCCTCCATGGCATAGCCACGGCCTACACCCAGATGCACATAGATACCCTCTTCGGCAAAGCTGAACCCGATGCTCGTTATCTCTTCGCCAGCCCGAACGGTCTTGCCATAATGGCGATAGTTCTGCTTCAAGCTGGAGGAGAGATGCACATCCTTGTCTATGTGTTGGCCGATGCTTGTCACCAAGGCACCATTAACCATTTTACCCCATGCCCGCACCTGACGGTTGAACTTGGCAACCGATTTCTTGTCGAGTTCACGTTGATGGCGCTGGGTAATGCCCGTATCACCTTCCACGATAACCTCTATCGGCCATGTCCGTCCACCCAAGGAGTTTGACTTCTGTCCCCAACTCCTTCGGTTCGTCATCGTTTCGGCCTGTCTCTTCATGATTCCCATGCTACAAAAGTACGATACAACTACCTCAGATAAAAGGACAAAAAAAGACCCTGCCCACTCTCACGAGTAAGCAAGGCCACGCCCAAATATTTAGCTATGTATTTATTTTTCTGAAAGTAATTGATGCCTGGATATATAATCAGAATCACCGATATCACCTTTCTCCAGTCTCTTCAAGTCCGTACGATCATACGTTATGCGTTCGCCTCTATCAGTTTCTATATAGTCCGGAGTAATTCCCACCTCAGCTTTCACTTCTGCAGCAATGGCCAATGCCCACTCCAGGTCAGTCACATTCTTCAAGGTATAGACAATCTTCATTGCTCACCCCCTTTCTCCGGATAACGGATATAATATAAATCAGTACAAAACTCCATGAATTCTTCATTGGGAAGTTCATCTTTTAGAGGAGATGCTTCAAACAATTTGAGCCAATCACCCAAAGATATTCTTTCTTCTGGAATAGAAACAGAGCATACATGAGTAAGACAATTATTGCTCATTGCTACCTCCTTTCTCCGTTTCCTTCAGAGCGGATTGTATGCACGATACCAACTCACGGAGTTCATCGGCCGAAGCATCATCAATCACCGAGTTGCCATCAAACCACACCGTATAGATGTATTCACTGGTCTGGCCACCGACATGCTTGCGTGAAGATGCCACATAAGTAACGGCATCATCCACCAATTTACGGGCACGTTTCATTTCATACCTCCTTTCTCTAATCTCGGGTAATTAACTTCATTGAAACGATATTCACCAACCACTTTGTGGATGTAGAAAGATGCAACCGGCTTATCCGAATGGCCTTTGGGGTATATGGAGAAATAGAGCGGTGTTTTAGTATCAATGTGAACCTTAGACATGACAAGGGGTATCGTGCGAGGATGTTTACGGTCAAAATCCTGCAACTTCACACGAATGGTTTCTATCAAGGCATCCTTAGACAATTCATTCGGGAGAAGATGATGAGCAAATGAGCCCAACCATTCTTGAACTTCTACGCCCTTATGATTGACGGAATTCCAAGTGTTGATTTTAGATACGAAGAACATCATTTGATACCTCCTTTCTTGCAAAGAGATAACGACACAACGAACCAAAGCAGCATCAATACCGCTGCCATGGGCGACAACGTACATGCACATACCAATGCTGAGAACGCAAGGCAAGCATGGCCGATGAGCAATACCTGTCGGTTGGAAACTGTGCTCTCCAGTACAGAGGAGAACAATGAATTATCACTATTCAGCCATACAATAAGGGCTGACAATGCTGCAGGCTGCAGCTTGAGGGTTGTTTGTTTTTTCATTTTGTAACGCGGTAAAATGAATTGAAACTTTATGTTAATTAATCACCAATTTATGTCGATTAATATACACGGGAAAGGGAACTCTCAACCCAAAAAATTAAGACGTACTTATCTAAAAAAGAAAGTTCCGCTTTCCCGTCGCGTTACACCTTGAGAAGGCAGTGGGCGCATTAACGCTCCACACGGGGGTCGGAACTATATCAACAGAACATTTTGCTGAAGTCAGCAAAATGATACGGCCTGGCACAAAAAAAGCCAACGGCAAATGTTGGCGAACTGACTCGCCTTCCCAAAATGTAACGCACTGCAAATATAGGGAGAATTTTTGAATTTACAAAACCTACGGAGAAAATAAGTAAAACACACGGTAAATATAAGTATTTTACATTTGGAAACAAAAAAGGGCTCCAGCCATAGGCGGAACCCTTTAAAGTGCATTTAATTATAAAGTGAAAACTTCTACTATGCGAAGGTAGTGATTAATGATTAAACAAGTACTTGAAAAACAAGTTCCTTAATATATCTTTTGCCCTCACTATCGATACCGGAACTACAATCAGAAGTTACATGATATGTATATATCTCTAAGCCAGAAGGCATAAAGGTATTCATATATTCACATACCAAGTCCTCCAAAGATTCAGCACTCCCATAATAATAAGATTCACACACCACTCTGACTAGAGTATTACCCACTTGTTCAAACAATCTCGCACTAATCGGGAAATTAGTTGAAAGTCCTCTTTTTGAATAAATAATTGTTACCATATCTTTTAAAATTTTTAGTTATACCGCAAAGTTATGACAAACATTTTTATAAACCAACAGAGTAAATATTTTGCTAATAACACTATAAATCATTTGTTTATACCATACATTGTATGTGCAAAATCGTTACTTTTGCAAAAAAGGTATTAGATATGGAAGAAAAATATAAAATCACCGATGAAAATTTAATGATATTATCATTGGAAGTCATCAAGTTTTTTCACGAAAGCATGAAAGAACGTCTAAAAGATCTGATACAAACCTCACGGGACACAACAGAACGAAGCTATAAACTGATATCTATATATATCGGTCTGCTCACTTTCGGCTTCGGATATCTCTATGCAAATCTTGACTTCAATGCAACCTGTTATGCTATAATAACCCTTCTTATAGGCATCATTAGAGCCACATATTTCATCTTATTGGTACTGCTACCAAGAACCTATATGCCTATGGGACGAAATTTTGACGAACTACAGCCGAATGAATATGCCAATGGGTGGAATGAAAAAGTCACAACAGAACTTCAACAAAAACTAATATTGCGAAATGAAATCATATCATTAAATGACGCAATAGAAACCCAACACAAGTCTAACATTAAGAGAGTGGAACAATACCGTCACTCCCTCAATTCTACGATATGGGGAATTGTTGCATCGGTTGTTATTTTCATCCTATTCTCGTTTTTCTAAGATTTGAATCTCTGGTGACTCTGTACTAGGTTCCGGTGTTACAGGAACAGGTGAAGGTGTCGATGGTAATATTACGATAGTAGGTGTATTAGACATAATCATAAATGGCGAACCCCTTATCAACGTGCGCCGACCGGAACCACCCGGAACCCGATTTTACGGATTACACGTTGACAAGGGATTCATTTTATTGGTTTTAATTCGGCATCACAAATATAAGCATATTTTCTGAAAACTTCAAAACATCAAAGCATTAGTATAAAAAAAAGGTCCAGCCATAGCTGGAACCTTTTAAAATGCATTTACTAATCAAAAGCGAAAACTTCTACTTTGCAAAGGTAAGGAAACTTAGATTTCTTTTGATTTATCGTATAACAGAGATATAACATTTACTTTATTCAAAAGAAGCAACCTTCTGATATCTCCTAAAGATTCATCCTTATTCTTCAAATAATACTCAATCAACTTTGAAGTTCTATCTTCTAAATCCATAGCTTCATCAACAATACTCATAGATAATTTTTCATCAAAAGGCTGCACCAACGTCTCCAGATGATCAAAGAAACTATAAATATATTCTTGATTATCTGCAATAATTTTACTTTGGCACACCAAAATATCCATTTCTGACAAATAAATATTATCTCTAATATTCTCTACATCATTGGACACTTTTTCTATGAGTTCCTTATAAAATTCATTTATCGAATCTATTTGAGGTTGAACAATAACACTCAAATACCACTCTCGTTCTTTAACCTTAATGTCTTTATCACTAGCCTCTTTTGATTGTTTTCTGCTTAATTTCATTTCATGACGAAATTGGCACAATACTATAAAAAAACCAGCACACGATAAAAGCAATGTCAAAAAATCATTGAGAGACAAAGACCATAGGAAATCATCCTTTTCTGAACAATTCAATATCCCAACAAAATTGCCGGACAATAAAGAGTCTTTTAAACAAACATAAATCGTATCTGTCATTCAACCTCCTATTAGTCTAATCCTGTTGATTTATCCAATTCATTTTCAGCCTTCCGATAACATCCTTTCAAATTACGTTCAATACTTGGGTGAAGGGATTCTTCCAATTTAGATAAACTTATTACATATTTCTTTTTAAAGGACTCTATACTACCAAGCTCCTTTATACTGTCAAAAAACAGACCAAGGAAAAAAGATGTATTAAAGGATGTAGTACCTTCTGGGATATATATGGTATATTCTTCAGAAGTTTTATCCTTCTCATCCAACTTCAACTCTTTTCGAACAGCTTTACCTTCAGGTCGACCTGTAAACAGCGTACTACCAATACCCCGATGAGCTTTAGTTAAAAAAATATCATTATTCATTGTGGTTATTATTTAATATTTCATCAAAAAACTTTTCATTTAAAAATATTCTACATTCTATAATGGTACCTGGAAAGAACTCATTATAATAATTCAAATATTCGGTATCAGGCAACAAAGTTAAGTCTTTTTCTTTGTTTAATGATAATTTAAGGTGTTTCCCTTCAGCATATGGAGCCACTTTATTATCACACGACAAAACAGTATGTCCTGAAATTATGTTCAATCGTGGTATGAAATCCGGATTCTTATTCCCAAAACTTCCAATCTGAGAGAAAGCATCCAAAAACTGCATTGTTCCATTTCCACGAGAATCATCCTCATATTTTAAACGACTTATACCTTCATTAAGCATATAAAGCATAAATAAGGATTCTCGTTCAAATCTATTATGCCCTTTAAATAATAGTCTATGCTGGTTATACTTATTATCAACTTTTGAGTAATTATCTTTATTCAAGACTTTTGTACCCTCAAAACCTTGATACATGGTATTACCAAAATTCATAATAACAAGGTTTAGTTCTACAACATCTTCATTTTTTATCGTTTCATGAAAAGCAATACCATTTGCATACCATTCACAATTATTATGACTATGATCCTCTGCATTATTCAAAATCTCAGAAACAAGAGACTCAATAATATTCAAGCCATCAGAAGTCAAACTTTTATTAACGGGTTGAAGTGAATTGTTAATGAATTCGACAATTTGAGCAACAGCCTTTCCTTTAGTATTTTCTTGATAACTATTTCTTTTCTTACCTTTTATCAATTCGAAAGGTAATACTTCGCCATCACCATCCTTGAAATCGTCATATTCATAGAATCTTAAACTATGCAAATACTTTTTTACTTCAAAAGAATGATATGAAGGTATTATCTTTAATCTTCTTATATAATGATTTTCATTGATTCTTTTATGCCTAATTTGCCCTAAAAGAAACTCCTTATACAACACATCAATCAATGTAAGCGTAGATACAGAGACATTACGACATTGAGAAAAATCAATCGTCACATCATTTTCTTTATTCACAAAAGTAGAAATCAGTTCTCTAAAGAAATTAATGCAAGCATTAAAATTCGTGTAAAAAGAGAAATCCTTAGGTACTGTTATCTTATTTTTCAAAGACTTTGCAAAACCTAAATTATTCATAAAATGGTTTACAGCAAATGGCAAAAGCACTTTATGAGTTAATTTCCCAGTAATTTGTACACCATATCGTCTTATTAACCTTGCTGGTCTTTTCCTTCTATACCTATATATTTTTTGTTCTGCCAGCCATTGATGACTTTTATTCATCATATCTTAATAAATCGTAATCGTTGACAATTCACTACCAATCTCCCGGATAGTATCCAAAATCATCCGTTCACGCTCAGCAGACGGTTTTTTCAAGCCTCTTATATATTGTGCCAACAAACTTTGCTGAATACCCAACCTGCGAGCCACAGCCGAAGCGTTTAATTCCGGATGAGTAAGGAAGATTCGTGAGATACCCGTAGGCTCCGGCATATCATACTCAAAGCTCTCATAAGAGACATCTTCGTCAATCTCTTCCCAATGAATGCCGAACGCACCCAGTTCGTAATCATTGCGCTGTTCCTCTGTTGCATTCTTCAATCTCTGGTAATAAAGAATCGATTGCCACAAGGTACGCCCGTCATCCGTTTCAATGTAGATGCGTTCACCTTCAAACCAAACTCTTTTTGCTCTCATAAATACCTCCTTTCTTATAGTGGAGATATACGGCTTACTTGCCGTATATCTTAATCCATTCTGTAATGACCAATTCCTTGTTTTCCTCGATGATGCTTTCTGCAAGTTTCAAATCCTTAGGTTTCATACCTTTGTTATCCATAAGGCTTACTTCCTCACCTACTTTGAATTTCGCTTCACCATCTTGACTGATAACATGAACATGAATAGGCTCATGGTCTCGGACATAGATTCTAAACTTTAAACCGAATAAAATTAAAATTGTTGGCATATCTTGTTCCTTTTTGATTACACTACAAAGATAGGTAATTATTTTATTACCAACAAACATTTAGGTAATTATTTTATTACTTTATTGAATAATTTCCCCTCCGTGGTTCATGGAACGGAAATATAAATGTTAAGGAAGTACACTTCCCTAACAAACAACCGGGTCCCATTCCGTTTTGCTCACGAAATTTATTTCAGGAGCAAAACGGAATGGGGGCCACCCAACCATAACGGCACAAAAAAAGCAGCCCCTAAAGGCTGCTTCCCTACCCTTTGCCGAATTATTCAGCAATCAAGAGCGTTTCAATTTCCGAAATTTTGGACTTGATACGGCCACGCATGAAACCGATGAACTCCACCAGCACAAAACGATTCGACAAGGCGAAAATTTCTCCGCTACCATATCCACCCGAAAATTTCAGTTTATAGTTGGGCGAATTGAACCCGTCCTCCTCTCCTAACTTCGACTCGGCTGCATCCAAATCGTCCAAAGCAGACATAAATGCGCTTCGGTCGTTGGAAAGCTTCTTCTTTCGTTCCAGGTCTGCCAAGCATCTTTGGAGTTCTGCCGTCTTGCGTTCGATTTCGGCTTGCAGTTCCTCGGCTGTCTGCTTCTTGGTCGGCTTCTTCTTTCCCTTGGCTTCTGCCTTGGGTGCTTCATCCACCTTTGGCGATTCTTCCACCTTTACCGCTTCAACTGCTTCCGCTACTTCTTCGGCCTTTGGGGCTTCTTCCTGTGGATTGTTCACGATGGGCGCAACTGCTACCATTACAGGGTTTACAGACTGAGCAGCCATTTCTGCCATTACCTTACTCACTTTCTTTGCTTCGTTTGTCTTCATAATCTTGAAAATTTAATGTTTATAAATAGGGTTAATTGTTTTTCATCGGTTGCACTTGACAAGCTGCGAACACATGGCACACGGGAAAATAGTCCTCTTTTGCTTCTTCTTCGGTCTTTCCGGCTTCGGTCGCTGCTTCCTTACTATGGCTACTTGCTACGGGTTGCGCCCAAAGCAAAATGGCCTTTTCTCCTTTCTTCACTGTAAAGCCTTCCTCTTTCCATTGGCGGAAAGTCTTTAATTCCTTATATCCTCGGCTTTCGTAGTAGTACCGCAACAATCCGTTAACTGTGGGGAACTCGGGGAATAGTCCTTGTTTTGACAAGTTTTGTAGACTTGAAGACAAGTCTTTAAGAGCAGCTCTTCTTTTGAGCGCTTCTTCTTTCTTCTTGGGGTCATTACTCTTTTTCATGCTTCTATTATTTCATAATTGGAAAATCGTTGGAAATACTCGCTTTCATCAGCAAATAGGCACAGACTTTGTCCGTCCGAAGTTGTAAAATACACCTCTAGTCTGTTGGTAGTGTCTACCTTGTCCGTTACTTCATAAGAACCGAAAATTTTTGTTAGTTCGGCAATCGCTTGTTTGTAGGTAAAAGTTTTCATTCGGTAATTCATGGCTTGATAATTTTATGATGAACCTTGAGCTCGGTGGGTGTGAGCCTTTATTCGGCTGTTTCCCTGATTGGAGCTTTTTTTTTCTGCGTCGCCTGTCGCTACGCGGTATGTTTCGCCTTTTTTACGCTGCCGACAAAGGTGCTGGATAGAGCAAGAGCAAGTTTTTCACGGAAACCATCGGCTTGAATACTACCCGAAGGGCTGGAGATTTTTACGGAAACGTTGCTTGAACTTGAGCCAGTGAGAGGCGGCATTTACCTTTGCAGCACAAAAAAGCGGAACTGCGCAGTGATAGGTGACAGAAATGAATGGCGACAATCAGAAAAGGAAACAGCCTAAACAATACAGCGGAACGCTACCAAAATAAAATGTTGGATGATGTGGGTGAAGTTCTGAGGTTAAGCCTGCGTACTGAAGAATTTCAACCTCTTCAAGACAACTCAGACAATCAACAGAAAGCATCGCTTTCTACCACTTACCCGCGAAAAGTCCATGGGTATGGAGAGAAACGCATACGCATGGACTTTTCGCGGCGCCCGATGTCATTTGGGACAACTTTTTCTTCAAATGGGGCGACTTTACGCAAAAAAAAAGGTACTTGAAAATCCAAGTACCTAAAAACCAAGATACAAACCTCCCCCGTTTCTCAAAATTGAGAAACGGAATCGCACCGATGCCCGAGCCGCACCGCCCCCGACTTGCGATTGCAAGAGACAAAACAAAGGGGAAATGTGACGAAATCCCACCTCCAGCAAGGTTTGACCTATAAAAAAGCCCCTCCAACCACGTTGGAAGGGCACTATAGCATCCTTTGAAGCATTATCCTATATAAGCAACACCTTTAGACTGCCATACACGCAACCACTCCTTGCGCATCATCAGATACTTGAAAGCATCGGTCAAGTTAGTGGACTCTTTGGGCAGTCTTGCCGTAGGAAGCTTATCACCCGTCTTCTCCTTTACCACCATGGTTGCACCATTGCGGTCGGTTACAGACTTGGTCTTCGTTACCTCCATCTCACTCTTGAGATTACGGCAATTGTATTGGTCTATCCTGAGTGAGAACAGGCGGCGCTGGAGATTGCCCGCCATCAAGTCCTGCATGAACCGGTACTCCAAGTTACTGCCGATGTTTCCTTGGTTCAATGACATCAGCTGCACACTCCAACCCGTAGAAGAGCCATCGGCATACTTCTCGATACAATTCTTGATCTGCGTGGCCATATCCGACTTGACACGCTTGTAGTTGTTCATGGAGCGGTCATAGTACAGCTTCAGAACCTTGCGTTTCATCGGAGCGAAGTATGCCAGGAAAGCATCCGCCAGCTCACGTGCTGTCTGTGGTGGTAAAGAATAGAACTCTTTCAGCACATAGTAGGTACTACCTTTACGCTGCCCAATGACCATGGAGAGCATGTTACCGGAGTCCATGCCAGCCTCCAGATAGCTGCTTTTATCCAAGTACCTAAGTACAGTACAATCCTCCTGCCATGCCAATGGGTGCTTGTCGATGACATCATTGAGATAGCCATCGGCATAGAAGTGGCCGATGGTAAGATTCGGATAAAACAGCACACTGGATTCCAATTTAGGGATGATGGAAAGCACGTTGCAGTTCAAGCCCTCCAAACCTTCCGTGATTTCATCCTGGAACCATTCCAAACCAAGGATATCCGCATTGACGTATGTCGATGATATGAAGAATAGAGAGACGCGCTGCCGTGCCTTTATCCATCGTTGTTCCCACCGTTCCATGTTACGCTTGGCCAACTGCATGGATTTTTCCGCTTTCTCCACTTTAGATGCCAAGGAACGGTCTGTACGGAAAGCTTTCTTCAATACTTCATATTCCTGAAGATGGGAAACATAGGTCTTCTTGGTGTCATTATACACCAATCCGGCACGAAGGGCAAGCATGATTTTCTGCTTATCATTCTGCTTGGACATCTTCAGAATCCAGTCATATTCTCCCAAATGGTTCGGATTCGGCATATCGGTGGTAAGTGTTCTGCTTCGGTACCAGACTGAATCTCCGTACTTGACATAGAAACCACGGACGGCCTTCAACAAGTTAGTGAACTTTTCTTCCGGGAAGTACTTGACTTCATCACCGAATACACCGACATACGAACGTCCGGCACCGATGGCCATACGATCCAAAGAAATGAATGTGAAATTGAATCCCGTATAGAAGACCATGGTATTGCGCCAATCGGAACAGATGTTATACATACGGAGCTTCCATTCTTCGGGTGGAGATTCATTGATAACGTAGTGAGTCCCATATTCCCACCCCAACAATGCAAGCCCATCGATGAGCGAAGGAATCACATTCTTGTGCAAATCCGAATAGGTATCGGCCACCCATGCGAAGGGAGCACCGGGACAATCCATTGCAACTTCCTGAACCCGTTCCGCAAGAACCTGTACAGTCTTGGCAGAAGCACGACCGGCCACCCAATAGAGTGACCAAGGCATAATGATGGATAGCAGCTGTGCTACCCAATTACCGAAACGGACTTCGACATCATCCGTAATCCTGAGTTTTTTCTTCCGTGTCATCGAGCATTTCTTCAAATGAGGTTTCAATAATGTTGGCATCCCGTTTCAGACGTTCACGATCACGTTCCGAAATATCCGGGATGTTGTCAATCTGCTGAGCCAACAGATTACGGTCAATGGAAGGAATACCAATCATGTTGGAATCGGTTGTATAAAGCTTGATAGGCTTCTCCTTCGGTTGCTCTCTCTTGATTGGGTCTTCTTTGTCCAGCTGCTTCACCTTCCATGCCTGAATCTTCAGATTACCGTAAATCTCCATGTCCTTGGGCGATTTGGCCGAAAGCAAGACAGCCTGTGCAGCTTTCTGCAAATCCTCAAAAATCATGTTACGGTGTGCCCGGTTCTCGATGGAATCATCCAGATAGAAGAGATTGACCGCTTCGTTATACATCTCACGGGCACGAGGACGTGAACAATTGAATGGCTCATGCATCAACAAATTGATTGCCTGGTCACGGCCATACTTGCGATGAATGCCTACGATGGCATACAACGCATTGTAATATTCCTGTTCCTCGGGTGTAAGCTGCTCCTTGCAACCACTCTGGATATAGTCCTGCAGGACGTGATAATAACTTTTCTCAAACATCTAAATCACCGAAAAATACTTTGTTAATGTTGTTCTTGAACTCCAATTGCCCACGGAACTTGTCCAAGCGCTGCGCTTGGGTTACATTCTCACCCGTGGCCGCTGCATCGGTCATGGAAATACCTTCCTTGGCCTGCTGCAACAACTGTCCACGGTCATAATGATACTTCAGAGGTGAACGAAGCAACGTAAAGTAGAACATGAAATCACCCACTTCGATGTCATAGTACATCGCTATCTGTTGCGGTGTATATCCGATGGATGCCAATTTCTCATATTCTTCGATATTGATTCGACCGAACCATTTAGGACGTTCTGTCCAAACATTAATTGCCGATTCTGAATTCATATACTTTATGTGATTTAAGGAATACGTATTGTTCTTCAAGTGCATTCTCGCCATAGTTACCTGAACCTTCGACCACATAATGGCCGGATTCAGTATCCAGGCAAGTCACTTTCTTGTGTGTCCAACCATAAGTCAACGTAATGATGCCCTCATTGTGCAACTGTTTCAACCGCTGGAATATTTCCGGCATACGGAATTTCAGCGTCTCGGAAACATGCAGATGAATGGTACCAATCATCCCTTTGTCTCTCCATCGGAGCAAAGCATTGATGATACGTTCATTGGTTAAATAGGTCGCTATGTAGATATGTCTGACATAGCCGGCATTCTTGATCAGGTAGACAATGAACGTAAATGCCGTGAAACTTTTTCGGGTTTCAATGAAAAACGCCTCGCCGTTTTCAGGCAATCGTCCGCACAGTTCACGCAGATTGTTGAGTTTGAAAGTCAAGATACTTTCAAACCGTTGCGAAAACATCCGGGATTGACGTACTTCGCCAAACAATTCATCGAGGTCGAAAAATCTATTCTTCATCCAATAACCTGTTTACTTCGGCTAATTCCGCCTGATAGGCGTTCAACCGCTCTCGACGCTGGCCATCCAAATGCGGCTTGTCACCTCTTTTCATCTCGGACTGCACCCGCCAAATGTTATTCTCCAGCTGCTGCTTACGTTTCATCAGGTCCTTGACTGACATGACGAGCAAGTTCTTGCGACGAGCGAAAGCCGCAAAGATGGGATGTTTACCCAATATGACCTTGTGCTTTTGGTAATAGTTCAATTCTGCCCATATTGCACGGTTCTCCATATAGCTGTCCAACAGTTCACGTGCGACCTTGGCACATTCATCCAGACTACGACATTCACGAAGCTTAAGATGCAACTTCACGTAATCGTGATAGCGTGAGAACTTTCGTGAAGCCAAGGCTTCCAGTTCAACCGGGCAATCGGGTTGATCCAAGAAAGGAAATTCTTCCCGGAAGGATTTGGTTTTCTCCTTGAGAACAACCACTTCGGTTGTCTGACGTATCATGGACAAGTTTTCATCGATACCAAATTTCTGAGCCAACCACTCCACCATCATCTTCTTGTAACGGGAAGGATTGGAAGATACCAGGCGTAATGCAAGAGAGGGTGCGCCCGCCCTTTTCATAAGCTGCACACCCTCTTGAGCGTTCGCACCTGACTTCAGCCAAGTGATGATATCCTGTTTCATTACACTTCGTACTTCGATTTGTTCGGATACATAACCTTCAATTTGTCTTGAAGGAATCCGCTCCACCCCTCTTTGCTGTAACGCATGAAGAAACGTTTGTCCACCAATTCCTTAAACTTTGCCGGATTCGGGTTTGCAGAAACCACCGGAAGCAACCATTCGTTCTTGCGCCAATCAACCACTACTGGACGATCATGGGAACTGCAGTGTTGACAAATCTCCATGGTCAGAGGTTCGTCAGGCATCGCCGTCAAATATTGCATAACCTGTTTGATATCAACACCAAAAGGTAATCCCGTATTAAATTCAAGCGATTCGGATGCTTTGGAAATCAACATGTGAGACACAGACAACGGAGTCAACAAGAAAGTGTCCGGCATCATCAAAATGAATTCATCAGAGATATGTTCAACCAAAGTCACCTTGGTGAAGGCATCATCAATGATACTGTCTGTATCAACTGCAGACAATGAAGAAGGTACATGAACCAGTTCAGGGCTGAACCAATCCTCTTTATCACCGATAACGACCACTTTGAAATCCGCCAACAAATAGGCACATAAGGAACGGATAGCATAAAGCAGCGCCATCGGTTGATGTATTGCCTTGTAATACGGGATAACGACACACAATTTCTTCTCAGTCTGTTTTGCTTCAGCTACTGAAGATTCTTGCTTTTCTACATTCATTTCTGATAGAATAAAAGCCGGCAGTCATCCGACTGCCAGCCGAGTTAACCTTAAATTAGATATCACAATCCTGTTGCATCTGCAGCAGGCAAGCCAAGAACGGCGTTTACTTCATCATCATCCGTCATCGGGATGAGCGACTTCGCAATTCTACCGAGTGGACCGCTACGCAAGGAACTGGCCAACTGAACGGTGTTCTTGTTGCCTTCCTTGTTGTCCTGCGAGTTGTCCTGTGTCACTTGCAAAGGTGTACACGGAGTACCGGCAATCTTCGCATCGTCACCTGAACAACCCATTACAATCGCACCGAGGTTCGCATTGATGTTGGCATTCATCATTTCGTCAAACTCCAAGCTGGTACCCGGATGTTCGAAATCGACATGATGGATATAGCCACGGGCATCGTCTTCACCTTCAGAATTGGCATAAATGTTGATGGTCGATGGAGTGGCATACACACCAATCGGCTTCTTGCCTTCAGCAAAAGCAAAAGCAGTGACCTTCACACCCTTTTCATCCTTGGTGAATGTAGCTACATCTTCCCAACGGAACAACACGATATACATTTTCTTTCCGGAAGAACGACCAGCCTGGTCACTCTTCTTCTTTACGGAAACCATTGAATATGCTTCACCCATAATATTACCTCCTTTTCAAATTAGAGTCCATCTTCACCGGTTACTTCTGCAGCCGGAGAAATTTCGTTCACCAAAGCTTCAGGCAAGTAAGCGAAGATTGCTTCTGCAATCCAGAAACCGCAACCTTCACGCCATTCACCATAAATCTTGGCTTCGTAGTCCTGAGTAGCCATACGGAGCTTCTGATTCTTAGGATCACGCGACATGATGTGCTTGAAGTTTTCCTTCGGAGTGATGAAGAATGCTCCGGAACCACGCATACCTTCCAAGCCGGCAAACGTAAAGTTGGTATAATCCACCTTCACCTTCTGACCGTCTTCGTTCTTAGTGTTCGGGTACTTATCACGGTAAGCACGAGAATACTTGAGAATCAAATCCGGGTCAGCATGGATAGTCAGATGCTTGTTCTTGTACTTCGGAGATACTTCATCGACAGCCGATTCGATGTCTGCCACCAACTGAGCACCTACACCCAACGCCTTGCCCTTGAACAACCAGTTCACAGGTTTGGTGTTATCCTTATACAAGTCACACAACTGAGTAAGGTAACCGTTACACACAGTCAAGGTTTCACCAGCCTTATACTTGCCGTCTTCACCGACTGCCGGTTCTTCGTAGCGACCACGGGAAATAGCCTGTTCACGGTCTTCTTCCAACTTCGGACGAACGAGCTGTTCTACGATGTAACGAACAATCGGCATATCCTTCGGATCCAACTTTTCATCGTACAAGTAACCGAGTACGTCGTTGATGATGTCCGACGGATAGATTGACACGTTAATCTTCATCGGATACTGCTCGATGGTGAGCGGAGTAAACTTCGATTTACCCTTCGGTGTCCACTGCGGAGTAAACGACTGAAGTACCGAAGTGATGTTGGCTTGAGTAGCCTTCACCTGGAACTTGTCGGTAATGATAGTGGACATGTACTGCATGGAGTTGGTCGGATTGAGCAAAGTCAGGAAGATCTGCATCTTCTCACTTGACACATAACGACCGAATTCGGTACGAAGTTCCTCTGTGTCGACTGTTTCATTACCATTATATTCGTAACCAGCCGATGCAGCCGCAAAGTATTTCTTGTTGATGGACAGATTCATGTCCGGCTTGTATGCGTTTTGATTCATGACACCACCATTTACTTCTTGTACATTACCACCAGCCGGAGACTTGGCCATCTTTTCGTTGTCAGCCTCGAGCTGCTTCACCTTCGCCTGCAATTCATCCAACAATTTCTTGTCAGCTTGATATTGCGCCAACATTTCAGCATCGAGTTCGGCAGTCAAAGCACTCTCAGCCGTAGCACCATCCTTTTCGAACTCGGCCAAATCATTTTCAAAAGATTCGACGAATCTTTCACCCCACTTGTCGGTCAGCTTCTTCTTTTGTTCTGACAGAAGGACTGACTTGCCCTTAGCATCCTTGGCAAAAGCTGTAATACCAAGGAAACCCAATGTCAATTTGAGAACTTTTTGAAACATAGTTAAAGTTTAGATTTAACGTAATCATTGATAGTAGCATCTATCCGGATGGAACGGACACGTGATACGGCAAAATCCCTATTACCCACAGCATCAATCAAACCGCAGGCCAAAGCATCGTTATCGTAGAACATGCGTCCGGAAAGAATACCTTCCGTGTCCAAAACCAATTTATCTCCGCGCTTATTTTTTACCGCTTCCTGGAACTTACGAGCCAACGGGTCCAGTTCTTCGGCTTTGATCTTGTCATACTCCCCTTTCTTGGCAGCTTCAAACGGAGCATTCTTGTAATCGGACAGATTGGAATAGATGGTATGAATCTTGATGCCGGCATTCTCATAATACTTGGCATAATCTGGGAACGACATCATTACACCGATAGAACCAAATTCAGCAGATATCTGATTGTTGGCAATAATCTCGTCACAACCCAGTGCGGCATAATAAGCAGCCGAAGCCGCCAAGTCACAATGAGCCACCGAACTCTTGCCGACCGAACGGTTGTACTCCAAGGCATCCAGGATGGGCGCAATGGCATCCACTGCACCACCGCCTGAATCCACATCAAGAAGTATTCCACCCACTTTCGGATTGTTGGCAGCTTCACGTATCAGTTCTGCAATTTCTACGGTACCATACGCACAATAGGTACCATATTTCAGCATGGTACCATGAAGTGGAATGACGGCCACCGCATTGTCCGGCATTTCAGACTGGCTTTTGGATGAAGCCATCTGAGTCATCTGAAGCTTCAGCGGCTTACGGTCGGAAAGTTTTTCTTCTGCCGATTTGGAACTGGAGCCGTCCAATACCTGCTGCATTAGCAAGGCACTGGCTTCAACATCCTCCAGCCGTATGAACCATTTACCCCGTAGAATTGCACTATATAAATGTGATAAAACCATTTCGTTTATGTAATTTAACCCAACACAAAGATAAAATGGCTATCCACGGGCTAAAAGGACTAAATTATTACGATATGAATTTTGCATATTCAGGCTGTGTGCCTTTGACAGACAGGATGAAAGCTGCCGGGATACCCGATTTTTCGTATGTCAAAAACACCGGTGACTGTTTTGATCCCAATAACTTTCTGGAACCATCGGTGTAATGGAGTTCGAGTATTCCATATCGATAGGAACATTGTAAAAGCATGTCTTCTGATGAAACGGAAGTATCCGTTATCTTTGCAGATAGTTCAATATCTACAAAACTGCCGTTTGCGGAACGAACTTCAGATAAAGAAGTACTTGTTACAGGCAATTTAATACCTTCAGTGATAATTGTAAGTTTTGCTGTTGGTACCCCAATTCTTGACTGTATTGATATTGCAGAAAGTTCATAAAAGATAAGGTGGCATATAGCCGAATGCTTGTCATTCATGGTTATGTTTTAATTAAAATGTGAGCAAAAAGGGACAAATCGGTTAAAAATTAATTTGTTAATAATTGTTTTCACTTCGGCACGGCATTGTTGATGTCAGCAGCTATTTCCCTCGTGATCTTACGTCTATTACGATAATCCAACTGTTTCAACTGGTCATAACTGAGTGCATTGTGCTTGATGTTGTACGCTTCAAGGAATGCACGGATGATATGATCCTGACGATACCCCTTCTGATGACCGGCCAAGAAATACTCCCGAACCTTGATCCGGAAACTCGCCTCGATATACAACCGCAACTGGTGCTGCTTCCACTCCGGTATGTAGATGAAGTTCTCTTCGAACAATGCATGGTTCCACGACTGGATAGGTAGATAGAGCGTCACCGGATGATCACCCAACGGCTGTTTGCGAGGTTTGTCACTTACCGTCACCAATGCCTGTATCATCCTACCGATATCGTGAGTACCTGACACTACGATTCCGTCATGATTCCGGGGCTGACCGAACTCATGGAACAGGAAATCCTGAAGGTATGGCTCCAGTTCTATTACTACAAATGGTTTTGTTCTCTCTTTTTGGCTCATAAACGATTGATTTTTAACTACTAAGATACGAAATCTTATTGAAATAGTCAAGTTTTTATAGTATTATCTACCCATAAGCGCACCTTTTTATATCAATCGTAGATTTTTGTGCAAACGTACCTCCACCCGACAACAACCCCTTGCAACCCTCTGAAATACAACTCCTTCCGCTACGCACAAAATTCGTACAAGTTTTGTACAGAAATTCGTTGTGCGTACAAAAGCCGTTTTTGTGCAATTTTGTACAATTCGTACGTTTTTGTGCGATTTTTGTGCAAAGCACAAATTATTGTATATTAATTCATTAAGGTGTAAAAATCTATATTTTGCACGATTGCACGAAAAAATATTCATTTTTAATAAGGTCACTTTTTTAAATAAAGAAATAAATAAAAAAATAATATATGTGCCTCACCAGCGGCACGACCGCACCCTTGTCCAAAAGTTTTTGGAACCCGGTAAAGGGTACAAGGGAAAACCGAAAAAGAAAGCGTCCGGAATACCGGACGCTCGTACTAAAGGTTATCAGGATAAAAAGCCTGCGATATCAATTCATATTCACGAGGCAATGCGCGTACACCTACGATAACACAGATGCCTCTTGCTGCCATTTCGTACAACCTTTGGTTTGTAATTGACGCACCTCTAAAACTGTACTCGGAGCACATCACGAAATATGCCGTTGAAAGATCATAGGCATGTACATTCTGCTTAATCAGTTTCATGGCGTCGCTAGGAATCAATGCAAACCCCAGTTTGACTGCCAGTCTGGCGATAAGCTGTTTCCTCAATTGCAAGTCCGGGCAAACCACGACGAATATTTTGTTCTCTTTCTTCAGCATTTATCTTCTATATTATTTGTTTAATTCGCAGAAAATCAGTATCTTTACAATGTCTTAAATTAGGAATGCTCCATGCTTCTTCGATAAGAAGAATATAAACTTTTCGACGGTCTATACACCTCTGTCCTACGAATACTTTTCCTGTCATCACTAAACTCCAGTACACCGTCCATAGCATCCCGGTGCATCAGATCTTCAATGATGACCATTTCGGCAACATCCATGAACAACTCAAGTGAACGAGGAGTACAATGTTCTGCAATCAGGATACTTGTTCCCGGTTTCAAATCATTCAAAAGAACTGTAATCCGGTCGTAGAACTTGGTGAACCTCTCCGGCTGTGCCTCGTATATAGGTTCCACCTTTGCCAATATTTCACTATAACTCCTAGGCATCATCAGAAATCTATCAAATGTTCACTTGATTCGGTAGAAGGCTGAACCAAATCCTTGTTTATCCCTAAAGTAAAATACTCAACACCTCCGGATTTGTCGTCCACTATAGGACGGCCGTCCTTATCAACTTGGAAAGGCAAGCCGGTCACGCTGTCATATTTATGAGGATTGAGTACATATCCCTTCCAGGAACAATACATCTTGAACTTTTTCTTGAAGGCTGTCGATGAAATGTACTTGCGTTGTTGTGGATCGTAATTGCAGAATGCATCGTACAATTCCTTCCGGGGAATGGCTGTACCAATCTTGGTTGAGTCTGAAAAATACTCGTCAGCCCATGATATCAGAGCCTCTCCCATTTCTTGCCGGCGCTTGCGTTGCTCCAATCGCTCACCCGGTGCCTGGATCACTCCAAAAGTAAGATACAACTGGATACAGTTGGCCAACAAGTTCCAACACAAATTCCATTGGTCAAAATCCCATTCACTGAAGAATAGGGAACCGAAATCGTCTACCGGTTTGTGGTGGTCATTGTAGAAATCCGAAAATGCCAACAGCCATTGGCGGTCGGTAAAGGAAGAACCTTCGCCACGGATGGCATGATTGGTAGCTATGTATATCTTCGGCGATTGGGTGAAAGGAAGCGTCATTCTTCGGCCACCCTTGTAATTTACACTCCAGTCGCCAGTAATGTTCGGGAAAAGGAATTCAAAGTTGAAGTTCTGAAGCACGTCATCGATAAAGACCAGCTTGGTATTCTCCTGTACGTCATTCCAGACAAACTGGTCCTTGAATATGTCCGAGTTCTTGCCTGGTATATAGGCTATCGGCATCACGTTACGCATCAGTTCGCCAATCAACGACTTTCCGGAACGTCCGTTGGAGTCCCCTACTTCACTCTGTTTACCGTCCATACCGATAACCGCACGTGCCACGTTGTTATCCTTGGCTTCCATCAGCATGTAGCCGATGGCGCAAAGCTTACTCAGCAGATGCGTCCGGTTCTCGTTCCGTTCGATGTCGGTCACTTCGTTGTCCGGCTTGCGCCAAGTGAAGTTGCTCGTGTTGATCAGGAACTGGAGATAGTGGCATTTCTCCCCTTCTTCGGAAATTTCATAGGTAAATACATCTTCATCAGCGCGACTGAACGTGATTAGCGGCTTCCCGAGATGCTTGGCCGGATAGTTCCTTCGCTGCTCCTCCCATATATGATGGGTGATTTTCTCGTACCCCATTTCAGATACTTCATCCTTGGTCACCAACCAACAGGTCTTGTCGAAATAGAAATATTGCTGGTCTCTGGTAGGGCGGATAAAGTTGGGATGAACAAAGTCAAGCAACGAAAGCTTGTCCGGACCTACATACTGGCTTACACCCTTGATGAGCATTTCATTTACACCCACGCAGCAGTTGTGCTTGGCAAACTGAAACAAGTAATCACGGGCATCGCTCGCTTCGATGGAACGTACCACCGGTGGTTCCAGATGTACAAACTGATAAGTACGATCCAAGCGGCGAAGTCTCCCGAATCCACGGTTCTGAAGGAAGTTCTGTGAGTTCACATAACAGAATTCATATTCCGTACGTTCGGAATCCTTGCCCTGGTTCTTGATGACCACCTTCCAAAACTGCTCGTCAGCATCGAAAGGCTGTGCCAATACCACCTTGCCGTTCTCGTCAAACTTCCACCGATATCTACCGAAAAGGAATTCGGGAAGATTTTTCAGTATATCCTTATGCCGTTCGGCAAATGCTTCGTGGGAATGGAGGCACCACAATTCGGCCAGCTTGTGGTCGGTATATGCCGTAATCTTGAACATCTCAACGAATTGCCCGGCACCACGCTTGTCATTGCATGCAAAATTGAAATCATTGGCCAGTTCGTCTTCACGTCCCCGAAGTGTATTGGCCAACAAGTCATCCAGTCCCTTATCGCCGGCTTCATTCTTCCGGATATGGCCAACGAAAACCTCTACATAGATATCCCGGTTCTTCAAGGTACGCATATATTCCTTGAAGTTCTTGGCTGCATAGAAAAAGCATCGAGGACGTTTCTCTACCTGGTCATTGATCTTGATGTTGGTACTGATATCATCCCAATCGGAATCGAACACAAATGCAACTTCCTTCACTTGGCAAGCTGTCACAATCCGGACAAAGTCCTCAGGCAAAGTGCCTTTATTGCCCAAGTTCTGAATGCCGGACACAGCGATGGAAGGGATGCCATGTTTGCAAGCCTTCTCCGCTTTCTTTTCACCTTCCTGGATGTAAAGCCGATCGATGGGGGTATGTGCTTTGAATGCAGCACGTATCTTTTCCGGAATGTAGATGGGTGTACCACTGCCCGGAGGGGATTTGTACTTAAAAGGTTTGCCTTCCTTATCCAAATGCATGTCAGGGAACTGCCAGCGCACCCGATAGTATTCCTTGCTTTCACCTGCAGCTCTCCGCTTACTGTCTTTCTGGGTATAGCGTACAGGAAGACCGTCCAAATCATAGTATTCAATGATGACATCATCGCCTTTTGAGGTCAATTGGCCACGATCATCGATGGTACCCGGTTTGAAAGTACGTGCCTGGAAGATAGAAGACTTGTCGTCACTCTTATAGACATTGGCTGTCACATCCTCGAAGGTAAGTCCGGATTCGGCCAACATCTTAGCGCAATAAGATTCCGCATCCACCCCCTTTGCAGCCTTGCTGCCCTTTTTCATCTTGACAGGTGCAGCCTTTGCCGGCTTCTTCTGTGGGCGTTCGTCCAGGATCACATTGAATTCCTTGGCCAGAAACTCCAAAGCATCCGTATAACTGTACCCTTCTACGGTCATCAGATATGAGATGGCACCTTTTCCGGCCATTTCGTTACAGGAAAAACACTTGAATATATTTTTCGAAGGTGTGACAGTGAACTTCTTGGCCGCATTACATTTCGGGCAGTCACACACATAGGATAACTGACCACTCTTTCGCATGGTATGGAATTTCTCCACCACATCGAGCAACCGCCCTTCGGCAGCATCATTTATTCTTCGGATTTCATCTTCATTGAAGTACAT